TTCTTACATAATATAGTTTTCATTAAATGATAATTTTTATCTTTTCCATTTAACTCAGAATGCCAATATAAACCATCTATTTCTATGCCTATTTTATCTTCTGGAATTATAATATCTATCTCAAGTGGATAAATTAAATCCCTAACGCGACATTTTATATTATTTGTTAGTGTCGATACAAATCCACTTACCTCACCTTCGAGAATGGATGTGCCCTTATCTGATATTAATGGATTACATATATAACATCTTGGAAATCCATACCAGCCCATTCCACCATAACATATAGAATCACAAACATTGCATTTAAATCTGTAGATCATTTTAGAAACTCCAATATATTCAGATCTATCAAATAATGGAGTGAACTTATTATATATTTTTTCTAATACTTTCTCATATCCTATATCTAAATTAGTTTCTTTGATTTTTTTTCTCATTTCCAAATTGTTATCATCTTTATATCGATTTCTTGATATATCTTTAACTTTTTCGGTTTTAAAGAAATTGTCTACTCCGTATCTTTCTAATACTGTGCGTTTTACACTATTTACTCCTTCTTTAGTTTTCATGTAATGTTCACATCCATAGTGTTTTAAGAAGGTTTCCTTTTTTTTATTTTTTATAGATTCGCGTTGGCTTGGATTATCAACTCCATATTTTTCTTGTGATGTTCTTCTTTTTATTTCTTTAACATAGTCAGATCTATTAGAATGGCCACGTATAAAATTATTGTGTGGTGTTAATACATATCCATCACACCCACACATGCATTTCTTTCTTTCAGTTAAACCATTAAGAATATAAAAAATTCGATATTTTATATTAGTATTTTCTGGTAAGAAGTTTGTCTCTTTTGTTAAATGTTTGTAAATATCATATAACTTAGCACCTTCGACGGTACTGCCATATAATGATTTTACGTTTTTCTTTTCTTGTAGGAATAATTTTAGTTCTGTTGTGTTCATATATGTACTTATGAATATGATACCACGATTTCAATATTATGATACTCTTTTTTGAAAAAAAAAAAGAGGATTGATTTCTCAATCCTCCTTTCTTCATAACTCATTGATACGCTTACAGATACACGACAGAATCACCGGGAGTGAAACGTTCGCCAAGACCCTTGACGATGATCACATGGTAATATAAATCGGCACCGAACAGATGGTCTACAACGCCATAACGGGTCATCAGACCTACGCGAGGCGTAAAGTCGTTAGGACCAATCGTGCGCTGTACCATCACAGGAATATACGGGCAGTACACGATTCCTGTATCATAATATTCCGACCCCTTGTATCCTAATAGCGCGTACTCTAGACGGGTAGAACGAGCACCGGGACGAACCCAAGGCTGCTGACTCTCAGTACGTGTATCACGATAGATTGTGAAGCGACCAGCAAGTACGCCGACCTTCGACACACCGACCTGTTGGGTCGAGACTGTGCTGTTGACGGGCATGAACTTGAACTCAGGCATCATTTCCATGATAGCGCACACGGTGGGTGTGGCGATAATGAAGTTAGCGGCACCACGGCGGTTACGCACGGCGATACGGTTGGCTTCGATTAATACCTTCTGGTAGAAATCGCGGTTTCTCTCACCGAGCCAACGGCCATCAGCTGAAGCGGGACTCCAAGTGGACCAGCCCTTGTTACGACCAGCATTGAGGGCGATCTGGATCATTCTCATCACCATTTCACGGTCAATTTCGGCCTGAACTTCATAGGACATGGCATTGGTAAGTTCGTTATCAATGTCAATACCGTTCATGTTCTTCAAGTCCTGTTCCAACTCGACAGACCACTTAGCAGCCAATCTACGAGTACCAGCCTCAACAGCTGTCTTCTCGAATTCGATTGTCATCTGGGGAATCTGACCAGTCATTTCGTAGTTAGCAAGCCATTCAGCTACGCCCTTATCTTCATCAAGGAACGTGAACTCAGCTTCAGCCGAACCACCAGACAACTTAGCAGACGATGTGCCTGTGTAGCCAGTGTTCAGATAGTTGTAACCAACTTCCTGACCATCAGCACCCTGCTGTGCGGGGCCACGATAGCGAGGGGATGTTGCGGCGGCATCATAAGTACGGCGGGAAGGATCTTGCCAATCAAGATTCTCACCTTCGTAACGATAGCGAAGAGCAAATGCCAGACCGACTGGGCCGCTCATGGGCTGTACGCCAACGATTTCATTCGTGATCAATTCAGGGAATGTACGACGAATCATAGGAATAAGAACCTTAGGCAGACGGGCATCGCCAGTTGCATAAAAGTCTTGGTTGCCAACACTACCACCATTGGTACCGAAGTTGCCACCTGCGCCACCGTAGCCGAACATATTTCCGCCACCGCCAGCAACATTAGCTTCTCTCAAGCACCACTGCTCCTGATTTTCCAAAAGGATTGAGGTGTTTAAACGTGTGTGTTCATCTGTGATAGGTGCCACTGTCTTTGAGGTATACTCAAGAACAGGGGACCACTTCTTAATTAGCCGATCAGCCTTATTTGCATCAATATAGGCTGTTCCTGCTGGAATTGGACTACTCATACTTTATCTCCATACTGCCGTTTTGGCAGTTTATATAATCAAAGAGTTTACGACTCTTTATAACTAAAACCTACTTCACCACAAAACGGTCTTGCCGTTTCATTGCACCCAGATAATCGGCAACGCCCTCACTTTCGGGTTCAGGAGTATTAGCTTCAGTCGATCTATCGGAACGTGGTGTATCTACTTTTTCCGTTATAATCTTAGACGACTTCGTAGCTCGTTCCGTAACAAGCTCCTTATGCTCTTCTTCCTCTTTGTCGAACATCTTAACTACATAGTCAAAATTTTCTACGATGTACTCAGGATCTTTATCCTTAAGCATCTTTGTTACATACTGTTTCTTTTCCTTGGACAGTCCAGACATGCTCTTCTCAAGAACCAACTCAGCCGACTTAACCTTCAGACCTTGATTGATTTGAATATTATGCTTGATGGCCTCATTCAGTTCTTGCTTAAGATTGTCAATGGTCTTTCTTCCATCCTCAACAGCTTCCTTGATGGTATTGCTGATGAAGCTATCGTCTAATGCCATAATCTGCTTGACTTGCTCAACCATCTTCTGTGCTTTCTTATTAGCAACCGCTTCGCGTAGCTCGTCTGTAGGAATCGCTCTTTCGACGTATAGTTCAAGATAATTGGTAATTTGACCCAATAGTTTTTCTTTGAACTCTTTAGCATCTTCCTTCAGAGTCTTGTCGTTCTTCTTGATCAAAAATTCTAGCTTCTCTGTGTGATCAACATCGACCTTTTCTAAGACTGCCATAAGCTTTTGTGTGTGATCGGTATCAATAGCTTCGAGCAACTGTTCTAACTTTACTGAATGGTCTTCGTCCAACTTCTGCAAAGAATCTTTAACCTCTAATTCCAAACGTTCAGCAACCATACCCTCAACAGCATCATTGAAAGCCTCGGTAAGCATTTTCTTGGAGTCTTCAGTCAAGATATCCTCGCTAATTTGACTTAGCACATCTTCTATTTTATTCTTCATTTATGGATTCTCCTGTAAAATGGTATCTACTTTAGCCTTCATGGTCTTCCGTACTGCGGATGAAAGATTAGCATTGGCTTTGGCGTAATCTTTATTAATTATATTGTTGACGAATTCGCGTAAATTATTACGTAACTCTTGTTTGTTTTGTTGGATTTTTTCCATGATGTTCCTCTGTTCTTAAATATTTATGTATTTACTATTATTTTTTTTGAATCAAACCACGATAAAAATTGTTTTTTGTCATAAAAACACAACCAGTTGAGTTTATTATCAATGCTATGTTGTTTTTTGATCGGGTCTCTAATTGTCCAGACTTTGATTGCTTGCTTGTATTGGGTTTTGATTTTTCCGTTAATATTCGTTTCTTTAGATCTATTCTCCCAAACCTCAACCTTCTTTCTTTGATTTTCTGATCCTATATATTCCTCACATCCATGCATCCAACTAAAATTCAATTCAATATAAGTATCCGTTGATGGTATATAAAAATCACACATAACACAATTGGAAAAATCTTCCTGATTATTAATAAACCATAATATTTTATGTATAAAGGGATATCCATCCAATTTAGTATATAAACTATTTATTTCTTTATACAACTCAGGATATAAACTGCAAAATGAATTCATTCGCTTTTGTGCAATCGTATCCAAAATTAAATCTATTTTTTCTTGTCTTGTCATGTCAATCCAATAAACTTATTTCGTTTTTGGCGATTTTAGTGCAGATATGAACTTAGCAATCTGCTCTTTCAATAATTCTTCTTTTTGGGTAGAATGTTTGGGCAATACCCTTATTCCATCTTCAAATGCATCATATGCTTCTACTATCGTTCCATCTCGTTCAAGAATCCAACTCTTCGATTCCATAATTCCATTTACAAATGCTGCGCTCACAGAAGGGTCTGACACTATATCAATCCCCAATAAATGAAACCCCTGAACGGCATTACAGTCACCCTGCTGAAGCAACTTTCCGAGCGCACGAGAAGATACCCCTAGCTTAACATTATCCATAATCAATGAACGGACTATCTGACCCATTGGAGTAGAAAGTATCTTGGCCTTTCCAAAAAACATATTTCCTTCTTGTCTAAGTTCTGTGGTTAAATGTGATGCTCTTTCTGGATTTAATTCTATTGATGCCGGATGATTGAGTTCACCAATAGACCTATTTTCCTTAATCATTTCTTTAGTATATCTACCAACTTCTGGAACCATTTCATTTAGCGAATAGATACGTCCATTCTTGTTCTTCTGTTCGCTCATTAAGAATGGTCCTTGTATATAAAGTGTACTTGGTTCTGTTTTGCTCTTCTCTTCCACAATATATTGTAAGTCAAATCTTGGCTCATCAATTAACAACTTTCTAGATACAATTTCCATAATGATTCCTCTATAGATATTTATATAATTTCAATGCAATCTTACATCTTCTATAACTATTTAGTGTTTAGGTTCCCAAATCATAGTATCACTTATACTATAGTCTTTGTTTCTTCCTTTGTTATGCACAAATCCAAATTTCTTATAGAACTTCTCCAATCTACTTATTGATGATGCGCCTAGATCAGTAGATGGTGACAGTGTTATTCTATATTTATTATCTTGGGCAAATCTTAATAACTGCCACATAATCGTAGAACCTACGCCCTGTCCTCTCTTCTCTTCTTTCACTTTGATTGAATGTAATTGTAGTGTGTCGTTATTTAGATAGACAAACACATTCGCACCTAGTTCCTTCCAATGTGTTGTTAGATGATATAGTTCATCATTGGCATCTTCTTTAACGAATTGTATGAATGTTTTCATCGAAGATCCTTTTCAGTAATAATTACAAATTCAAATCCATTTGCCTGACACCAGTTCTTAGCACTTGTCCATTTACTTTCATTTACTGCATAGGTTATTTGAGAATAAAGTAAGTTCTTTTTGCTCATCCTTGATGTGTTTTCTGGTGGACGAGTTTGTTTATCTGGCTTAACTTCAATCAAGAATTTCTTTGGCCCACTCTCTGTTTGCATCTTTACTACAAAATCAACAAAATATTTGTGTACTTTTCCGTCTTTAGGACTTTGGTAAGGTATTACCACGGATTCTGATCCCCATTGTAATACCTTACTGTTGCGGTCCAACCACCTCATGAGACATAATTCAAGATTGCTGCGAAAAATAATCGGCCTTGAACCTCTATACTTACTATCATTTTGTGGAGTAAATAAACCCTTATGACTAGGCGAAAAACTTCTCATTTATTTCTTGTACATATTAACATACGCTTCTGTTATCGATACTTGATCTCCACGACGAGAAGCACTTATAACTTTATCGCGTTGAATGGATTCATCTACGTTGACGGTAGCATATCCAATCTGCTTGGCTTTCTTGTCAGATATTCCCTTCTTCTTATATGAGTTTGCAATATGCTTGGCCTGATGATCTTCCTTGGGAGTAAAACGTTCGCCTTTCTGCTTCTTGGCGGATTCTTCTATTTCGTCCTCGTCTTCGTCTTCTTCCTCATCTTCCTCTTCGTCTTCATTCTCTTCTTCCTCTTCACCAGCTTCAAACTCTTCGCTTTCTCCAGCCTCGTGTTCTTCTGATTCATTTTCCTCGTCTTCGCCCTCTTCTTCCGAAGACATAATGCCCATGCCATCACCTAGCGACATTCCACCAAGGCCCATTCCGTCAATGGCAACATCGACTTCACCTGTGGCACCCTTGACACCAAGTTCATCCATGATCTTATCTTTCAGGCAGTCTAATGCACACTGTACAATGTCTTGAATATTCTCACCAAAAGAACCCTCGTTCTTGTCAAGAGCCTCTTCGATGCTCTCAGCGGCAAATTGATCAAATAAATCAACCAATATCTTATTATACTGAATCTGTAAACGACGAACCTTTTTTGTAGTAGAACCTTTGGTTCCCTTTATATCTTTATCATCTTTCATAATATATTACTCCTATTACCAATACTTATTGTTTCTTGTCCAAAAACAATACATCAAATCCTGCCAATGGTACAAACAACTGCACACTACCACCCATTACTTTAGTAATCACTGAAAACACTCCAGTCTTTGTATTGAACCATCTAACCTTAAATTTATATGCATATCCCGTCAAATTTACAGTACAAGTCGATTGCCCGTCTAAGAATACAACGTACTGGTTTCCAACATTAGCTAAACAATATAAACTACTAGAAACCTTATTATTATATGATGATGGTTCTAATTTGAATCCAGATTCCTTGAGAAACTTCTGTAAATGTCCAAAATAGGTAAACTGCTTGGATAATATAGGATCATTGGAATATATAAACGTCCCACCACTGGCTTTTCGTATAACAGTTTCGGCATAGTTAGCTAATATACTATGACCCGATAAAAATGTCTTCCATGCTCCAATTCTATTCACTTCGGGATCAGCTTGATTATAGGCTGCTGCGTCTCCATCAGAATCTAAACCAACTAACATTTTATAATCAGTTCCGTAGATATATTGAATTCTATGATAGCATACTCCATCCACACCAGCCTGATCACCGTTATAACTTTCAGAAGGAACCGTTACTGGTAAGATACTTTTAGACTTGATATATGTTACCCAATACTGAACCCAGTCTTTTGCGGCTACTTCGTTGCCAACCTCAAAGAATACGTTGTCATAACTACCTGCTATCTTTATTATTTTATCTACGTACATCCTTTGCAACATGGCCACATTGGTTCTTTGTTGTATTGGAGTTCTTCCGGTAAGGGCAGATATATCATAAAATTCATCTGAATGTGTTCCGTCTCCATCGTTATTTCTGTCTACATCTCCTATCAATGCTTTGTTGATATGATTTCCATTACCAAAATAATGCCTTGAGAATCCCATTCCGGTTTTCTTCTTTATAAATATTTCGTTGAATAAAGATAAATGAACATAGACTCCAGCGGCCTTTGCGGCTACTATAAACAATCTAAGTTGATTGAACCATGCTTGATTGAATTTAGTAAGATCAAATTTGTCTCCGACTTGTTGATAGGTATGGAACTTGTAGTTTCCTTTCTGTGCCATGCAAGCAATACGTATATAATTTCCGCCCTTCTTCATGTCGTTGAGAAGACCTGTCCAAAGGGCTGGGCCTAGTGCTATAGGGGAATAGTCGTAAGAACTCGCAAAGAATAGAGGAGTTCCTGTGTCTGTGGTGAAGTATTTTTTATTGATTGTGCTTGTTTTCATAAATTTCTTCTATTATTTTTACATAAATTTCCGGCGCAAGATTAGCCTCTGTTAAAATAATATTGCACAATATATCAAATTTCATAATTATCTCCCATATTAATACTTATCCTAAGTCAGTTACAAATCTTCTCAAAAACAATATTTCCGCAATCCCAAATTCGGTTATATCCATTAGCTTTCATGTTTTCCCATTCAGATAGCAATGGATTGAAAATTTCTAACTTCTTATGCAATATATGCTTTCTAAAGTTGAATCTGTGATACAACTTATCTTTTCGCTGAAAGTACCAATAGGATGGTTTGCTGGTATGTTTCTGCGTGAATCCCAACTTCATATACAATCCACCAGTAGACCACCTTATATCTGCAAACGTGGATATTGATTCTGGAGTATATTTACCCTCGAAATATTTCAAAAGCTTTCCAGCCCCGCCATTCACCTTATAATTGATATCAGTGCAGTAGCGAACCATCTCAAAACCATTACTATTGTTATATCCGAAGCATTTTCTCTTCTTGGCAAAGGTCATCAACGCTACTAAGATGTCCTCTTTATATAATCCCAACCATATAGAAGAATTATCCTTTCCGTGTAAATGATTCTTCTCCAAGAATTCATTTTTCTGTTTTGGGTTGGTAATGACATTAACGGTACATTGTCTTGCGTGTATCTTACTTTGAATAGACAGATTTAACATGTTCTTCACTTTGGATTTCAGTAAATCTATTTTCTGGAATTCGTTCTCAAATATATGAACTAGTTTTATGCCTTGTGCTAGGCATGTGTTTGTTTTATTTATGTGGTAGTTTCGAGTCTTTCCCATCAATTCACTATGCCAAAACAATCCATCTATCTCAAAGGCTAAGTTTAGAGTAGGAATATAAAAGTCCACCTCTATTCCATGTATCTTCTTTCGTGAAATATATTGAACATTCCATTCAGTCAACCAAGATGCAAATTTAGTTTCAAGTTTTGATGTACCGCTACAACCACATGCAGGGCATCCATATGAATTGTTAGTATGCCATTTGGCAATCATCTCAAAGTCACCGTGCTTCTTGCAAGTTATGGTTATTCTATCGTTGGATGTTAGATAATTTGTTTTTGTATACTCATATACATTATTGTGTATTTCATTGGCTTTCTTAATATATTCTTCAGTTGTTAGACGACTCTTTTCTCCATTTACTGAATATGAACACTGTGGACATTTGTGACCTGATATATGATTAGATGCTGACTGAGTAAAGCTGCCGTGAACTGAACAAACAATATCTATTAGTTTCTGGTTAGCGTCAGAATATAATTTGGTGTATGTATATTTGTTTCCGTGTACGTTTCTGGCTTTGGCAATATAACTATCTAATATATCCGTTATCTTGTTCTTGGCCGAAACTCTTCCACAAACAGGACAACCGTTACCGTGAATAGAATGCATAGACGGTGCCTGTAGGAAGACCCCGTGATATTTGCAAATGATTTTGACTTTAGTATAACTATTTTTGTAATCCACTAAAGAGTAATCATATAGAGTTCCATGTTTTTCGATGGATTTCTTAATGAATGTTTCTTTATATGAAGAAGATGGCATAGTGTATTATATCATTGGTTGGGGAGAAGGCAAGACATTATATGTTTTCCTAAATACAGAATTTCCACAATCCCAGAATCTGGTATATTTATTATTTTTCATCCACATAGATTCGCCAGCCCAGTTAACCATACACTTGCTGGAATAATAGCCGCCATCAAAATTCCAAGAAAAAACCTGGCTGGCGGACTTTCTCCGTAACCTAACATTAATTCTTCCTCTAATTTTGTTTTTTCTGCAAGTCCTTGGGAGAGTAGATCATTGTAATTTATTTGGCCTCCCCCAAAAAGAGACATTCCAGAATATTTTCCGCGAATATTACCGATTGCTATCTTTGTAATAGATAGCGCATATTGCTCGATCCAGCGTTCCATGATAAGGTCAGCTACAGGACGCTCCACCCAACATCCAACGCAACCCATGTATCCAGAGTTCGCATTCGGAGCAGGAATAATTCTCATCAATTGAGTACGATTATCGAAATCAATATATGGTATCTGAGCCAATACCTTTTCGCGGGTATCCAACCAGCCCTTCAATACTTCCCAAGTAACTAAGTCAAATCCTACATTTCCGAGCATGTACGAAAAATATGTCTGCTGTGCCATAGCCTGTTCAAGGGTGAATAGCGAGTTAATTCCAGTCGTTTCGCCCTGTGCGAAGCTAAACACACCCACTACCTTTCGATATTCCCCTAGATCATAATCCCAGTTAGGTTTTGCTCCATTGGCCAATGCTTCTCGCATGGACGGTGTAATGGAAAATAGGGTATCCAGTTTGATTCCGGGTTCCTTGTAAAGGCGAGAACTGAACACCAGAAACTCTTCAGTATACCCAGCATACTTCGTATAGAATTCCATAGACTTATCGATAAAATCTACCAACTGCACATCTTCACAGACTTCAAGATTAATAAAAGGCGCACCCAATTGATATTTTATACGATCAATAAGATTCTGATAGGTCTTGATCTTGCTGTTCAGATTGGTACTTGGATTGGTAAGTGACATACTCTTTACTGGTTTTACTAATTTTGTATTCACAGTAATAGCCGACATAGCAACTGAAGTAGAGAAGGGATATTCGGTTGAATAGTTAAACAAAGGAATACCATAGGCATTATTATTGACTTGTACTGCTAGGAACTTCCCCCATGAGGTTAGGTTAGATACTATAGTTGGTGTAGATACTTTTACATCATTTTGTATTTCCATGTTATCTATTTTATAGATTGGAAATGCACATGCACTACCATTGACATAAGTAGCTAATCCGGCACCATAGCTAGTTCCAAGATGTCCCAGAGTGACCCCTTCTACAGTAAAGTCCACCTTGACTAAATCTATAAAATCTATGTCAGGAACTGTGGTAAACGGAGTGAACTGGAATAAGGGAATGCCTACATTCTTATTATTCATGTTAATAACTAAAAAATCCATTGTACTGGTTGTTCCAGTGACCAAGGTGCTACTCGCGCAATAAATTAAATTTGATGCCATATTTTTCCTTTTAAGTATTTATTAAATTCGAGTTCATTTTCGTTTTCCCTATTGTGCCTTAAACGTACTCCAATCACATAGTTACTCAAAATGATGAAATTTCTTCCATCTGAGTTTTTTGGACGAAAGGAACTATAGGTTCCTTGCCTGATTCAATCCAATAGAATCCCTTTCTATTTTCCTGTTTCAATCGTTTC